ATCAAACAGCAGGTTCTACAACTACTGGCGATTCAAAAATATCATTAGACGTTGGTACACGTGCTACAACAGCTACTATCGCATTGCGTTTAGTTGATTTTGTAAACGGTCCATTCTCTACTGTTGGTGATGCATATACAGATTGCATCGTTAAATTTAACTTTGGTATCCATAGCTATTATAATGGTACCGGCGTAGCTGACTAAGGAGAAATATAAATGGCTATTTCACGCGCACAGCTCCTTAAAGAGCTATTACCAGGTCTGAACGCTTTGTTCGGTTTGGAATACAAACGTTATGGTGAAGAACACAAAGAAGTGTACGAAACAGAGACTTCAGAGCGTTCCTTCGAAGAAGAAACAAAATTGTCTGGCTTTTCAGCAGCTCCTGTTAAAAACGAAGGCAACGCCATCGCTTACGACAATGCTCAAGAAGCTTGGACAGCTCGCTACACACACGAAACTATTGCTCTTGGCTTCAGCTTAACTGAAGAAGCCGTAGAAGATAACTTGTATGACACATTGTCTGCTCGTTATACTAAAGCATTAGCTCGCGCTATGGCGTACACAAAACAAGTTAAAGCAGCTAACGTATTGAACAACGGTTTCAACACCTCTGGTTCATACAACGGCGGCGACGGTGTGCCACTATTCAGTGCATCTCACCCACTTGTTACAGGCGGCACAAACAGCAACATTCCAACAGTACCTGCGGATTTAAACGAAACTTCTTTAGAAGCGGCTGTTATCCAAATCGCGGCATGGACTGATGAGCGTGGTCTGTTAATTGCAGCAAAACCAGCTAAATTGATTATCCCACCAGCATTGCAATTCGTTGCTACTCGCTTGTTGGAAACTGAATTACGTGTTGGTACTGCTGACAATGATGTCAATGCATTGAAAAACAACGGTTCAATCCCAGAAGGTTACGCAATTAACCACTTCTTGACCGACACAAATGCATGGTTCTTAACAACTGATGTTCCTAACGGCATGAAACACTTTGTTCGTAGCCCACTAGGTACTTCAATGGATGGTGACTTTGACACTGGTAACGTACGTTACAAAGCTCGTGAGCGTTATTCATTCGGTTGGTCTGACCCATTAGGTATGTACGGCTCAGCTGGCGCTTAATAAACGCTAGGTAATGAAAAGGCTCACTTCGGTGGGCCTTTTTTAATGGTTTTCTCTATGGTAACGTGTACAAAAAAGAGCAAAATGTATACATATACACACGACGTGTATAAAAAACAGGAGAATTTGAACATGTGGACCTCACCATCAGCAACAGAAATGCGTTTCGGTTTTGAAGTAACTATGTACGTAATGAATAAATAATATATACTTTGTATATATCTTTGGGCGGTTAAGCCGACACTAGAGGATGTAGTAAGTAACGAGTTTTTCGGCTTTCTGCGTTACATGTAACAACTACCAAATCTACGCCTATTTATATATTGACAACTCCATAAAACGCTAGTATAAAGGCTATATCAACCGGGAATATTAAATCCGGCTTATTAGACTGCCCCGGCGGACGCATACAAGACTAATAGGCTTACTTTGTATGGAGAAATTCAAATGGCAAACACCACATTCAGCGGTCCAATTCGCGCAGGTACAATCCGCAACACTACAGGCACTACAGTAGGCACAAACATCGCTAACGTAGGTCAAGTTGTAATGGCCCAATCAGCAGTAGTTACACAAGCTTCAGGTGCAACAACAATCGTAATCCCAGCAAACAGCCAAATCGTTGAAATCAACGTATGGGTTACAGAAGCTTGGGACAATGCAGCGACTACATTTGGTGTAGGTACAACCGCTTTAGCTACTAAGTTTACAGCAGCAGGTGCGGTTGATGGTGCAGCAGTTGGCGTATTATCAGTAACTTCTGGTACAGATTTAACCCGTACTCAAGCGTTTATTGATGTAGGTACTACAGACGTTAAAATTGCTGTTACTTCTACCAATACAGGTTCTGGCACAGGCGTTATCACTGTTCGATACGTTCAAGCAGCTAACTTACTATAATTAATCTAGGGGCTTCGGCCCCGCTTATAATCTAAGGAGATTAATTATGTCAATGCAAACCGATGTAAAAGCAACGCATCTTACGGCTGACGGAGTCATATCAGCTAATCCTGCTCGTTTAAAGGCCATCTCGTATAGAGGTAACGGCGCTGATGGAAACGTGTCGATTAAAAATGGCGGCGCTTCAGGCACTACATTATTAGAGCTTGATGTAGGTACTAGTGATTCATTTACTATTTATGTATTATTGCCTGGCGAAGGTGTACGTTTTGATACTAACATATACGCTGACTTAACCAACGTTTCCGCAATAACAGCATTCTATGGCTAAGAAAACCCCATCCCTAGCGGTAGGTCGAGGTGAGAAATTACCAGTCTCGAAAGGGGCTGGACTCACTGCTAAAGGTCGTGCAAAATACAACAAAGCAACGGGGTCTAACTTAAAAGCCCCACAACCAGAAGGTGGTCCACGTAAAAAATCATTCTGTGCACGTATGTCAGGAATGCCGGGCCCTATGAAAGATGAACAAGGCCGTCCGACAAGGAAAGCCGCCTCACTAAAAAGGTGGAAATGCTAAATGAGCATAGAAGATATAACAAAAGAAGAGTTACTTGCGCTAGTTAAAATAGCTATAACCGAAGCGGTAGAAGTACACCCGCTAAGCCCTGAAGAAGTACACTGGGTTAGGCTAGCAATTCAAGCTGAAGTAGAACGTGCAGAATTACGTAAAGCGATTATAGAGAAAACATTGACTGGTCTAGTATGGGCTGCATTATGTGGTCTAGGTGTATACTTTATAGATTGGTTTTCAGCCCATTGGGTAGCAAGTAAATAGGAGATAGTATGATAGTAAACGAAAATGGTCGCGGGAATGAAAAAGCCCCAGTAGTTAAAGAAGAAGTTAAAGACGTTCGCAAAGCTAAACTTCAAAAAGATGCACCAGTAAAAGAAGTAGTGGAAGATGCCGAGCAAGAGTAAAGCACAACGTAACTTCATGGCGGCCGCAGCCCACAACCCTGCCTTCGCTAAAAAAGTAGGCATACCTGCTAAGGTAGCCAAAGAATTTAATCAAGCCGATAAAGGCAAAAAATTTGTAGGAGGCGGTATGGCTAAAGAAAATAGCAAAATGGATTTAGCGCAAGACAAAAAGATGGCTAAGAAAGCTATTGGCATGCACGAATCACAACTACACGGTGGCAAAAAAACTGACTTGGCTAAGCTTAAAGGCGGCGGTTGCACTAAGATGGCTAAAGGCGGCGGTATTGAAAAACGCGGTAAAACCCGCGGGAAGATGGTGTAATTATGGCTAAGAAATTTGGTGAACCTGGAGAAAACTTAGTTCAAGGCGCTGGTCGTTTTGGTGGCTCTATGGGTGAGATGCCTCCAGCGCGTAGCGGACTAGGTAGAATGACCGACTACATGACTAAACGTAAATCAGCAACTTCTGGTATTGACGTACCTGCTACAGGTGAAGTTAAAAGTAAGATGATTACAGTTAACCCAAAAGACATGAGTAAAAAAGCTGAACCACTTAATAGAGAACAAATGCGGGCACGTGATAGGGCTAATGCGGAAACACAGAAACAACTCCCTAGAACCCCACGTAGTCGCGGTGCATTAATTGACGATGTTGCAGAAGAACTACCATTTAGTAAAGGTGGTTCAGCATCTAAACGCGCAGATGGTTGCGCACAACGTGGAAAAACGAGGGCATAAATATGACAGACGCAATTAGAAAATATAGTCGTAGCGGTGCAGACGCGATAAAAGAAAATGAAGATAAAATGGACGCACTAGGTAAAAGTGCAGTTAAAAACTATAAAGAAGGTAAGGTAGGTAAAGCTGCTGTAGACGTCGCTAAAGGCGTTGGTACTGCGGCTAAAAATATGTTAGTTACTAGCCCTCGCGCTGCACTTGATGCTGCAGGTAAACGTATAAGAGGGGATAAACCGACAGATGACGAAGATTATATGCCATCTGACATTAAAGATAGCCTACAGACTACAAAAAACAAAAAAGCGGCTGAGAATTACGAAGCAACTAAAGAGTACAAAAAAGGCGGTAAAGTATCTTCAGCATCTAGTCGTGGCGACGGCTGCGCTACTAAAGGCAAAACAAAAGGACGGATGGTGTAATTATGAGACCGTCTCGCGGAATGGGTATAATTAACCCAGACAAAATGCCCGGTAAAAAGCCTCGCATTATTACGCGTAAGGATGACCCAAATAAGGTTGATGTGTATAAACGAGGCGGAAAGATAAACTTTCCTGCCCTATCACAAAGGAAATAACATGATGGAACTCTATAGTATAAGTATGATTTGTGGCTTTGCTCTAGGGATTCAACATGAACTCATAGAAGATAATAACTACATTATCTTAAGTTTGGGTATAGTAGAAGTAGTATTTATTTGGTAAGGATTATATGGCTCTAAACACAGCAACGTCAGGCACATCATCCTTCAATCTAGACATCAACAACCTAGTAGAAGAAGCCTTTGAGAGGTGCGGCTCAGAGCTACGCACAGGTTATGACTTGCGCACTGCACGTCGTAGCTTAAACTTACTTACTATTGAGTGGGCTAACCGAGGCATTAACTTGTGGACTGTAGAACAAGGCGAGATTCCTTTGGTTCAAGGCCAGATTATGTATGCCTTACCTACCGAAACCATCGACTTACTAGACCAAGTAGTGCGTACAGG